CCAAACTTATTAACCATTGTATAACCAGGAACTTTTCCTTGCTGTACGGCTAGGTAAAAAGGAATATCATCAACAGTGCTACCACCTGTTATTGGATTTACATTATTACATCCAGACATTAGCAACCAAACCTCGAATTGAACCAAGTAAATCTTTCTAATTCTTTTCGTAAATCTTCTTGGTATGAAAAATTTAATTCAGTTTTAATTGTATCTACTGCACGAAGAATCTGTCTTTGGTTTTCAACATCGTATTCTTCTTTTGGTTCTGGTATGTATGAAGTTATTCTAGCCATTATCTTCTTCCATCTGGTTTTATATCTACTCTTAATGTTCCATAACGCCAAGTCTCACCTATAGCATCATTTTCTATTTTAATTGCAAGTAATCTTCCTCTAGCTCTAGTGTCTACTTTATCAGTGGATGATGTTATTGTAAAGGGTCCAAGAGGTGAACTAGATGCTGTATCACTTGGATAGTTGTTTAATAATAATGTTACTTTTGAATTACCTGTTAATACTTTAAAGTCAGGTATAAATCTTTTCATAGACATAATAAACTCACCATCACCTCTTAAATCAGCAAGTCCTGTTGTCTGACCCAAAGCACTTTGTCTAGCAGATATATCAAAATCACCTGATTGTATAAAAGCATCAATAGACGTTGTGCCCGATGAATCTACTTGATCGGTTCCAGTTTCATGAGCATAATAAGTCGATGCTCCATACTTTGCAGTAATACCTTGTATTGGAAAATTAGGTAAAGAAGTCGAATCGTATTTAGTTGCATATGGTAAATCAAATACACCTGTGTCAACATAAGATGTTCTAGCTAGTGAAGAAGTTGTCCAACAGTTTTCTCCATAGTTATAAGTCACACATCTATCAATTTGATCAGAACCATCTTTTGCATAAAACCAATTCACTTCATTATATAAAGTATTATGTTCTGAATAAACAATCTGACCTGCATTATAATTTAAACCTAGATTATCTCCTGTAGTTGTAAACACAAAGTCTTCAACTAAACATGGTATTGCTTTTACTGTACCATCGTACATAAAAAATCCACCTTCACCTGACATCCAAAAAACAACACCGTTAGAATAACTAAGTGCATGTTGACCAATCAAACCACAGTTTGTACCAACTTGTTTAACACTAAATGTAAATGGTGGACCAACGAATTGAATTACATATGCAGAGCTGTCAGTTAATACTAAAGTATAATCTTTACCTGATACCGCTCCTACTATTTCATTACCTTTATCTACTCTAAATGTTCCTGCAGTATTTGTAGCTGTTGGTTGATAAGTATTAAAATCTTCTTGATTAGAAAATCTTATAAACATTGGATCTTGTGTTGATGGATCACCAATAGTTGTTTCTGTTCCAAAGTGAAATACATGTCTATCTCTATCGGATACTTGTGTGAGTCTTGATGTAGTAGGTGCACCAGTCATAACAGTTGCTCTAATAGTTCTTGCATTAGGTACTCCTGCATCCCAAGTAAATGTTTTATTATTGTGAATAGTTGCAATTAATATTTGACCAAAGTTATCTAGACTCCAGAGTCCTGGATCCAGAACCACGCTACTAGTTGCACTTTCAGTACCCCATGTATCTGAGCTCCATGTATCTGTACCCCAACCAAAACCTGCAGTTTGAAATGTCGGACCTACAACTACATATGGATCAATTTCAGCTGACCCTGTTCCAGAAGTCGTGCCTGCTGAATTAGATGGCATAATAATCTCAAACGTGTTTGCAGTTTTATTTAAAACCTCAAAAGTATTATCTTCAAAATCAGATGTTGCATAACCCGAGCCTGTTGGAACAGTGACACTAGAAAATGTTACATAACGTCCATCAGATAAACCATGAGAATTTTTATTAACTGTTACTGTTGGTGAACCTGTTGTTGCATCAAAGTCAGCTCCAGTAATTGCTGTGTCTAAAGGTGTGATGTCATAAAAGTCTTCTTCATAATATAAAAATAAACCTTGCGATGTACCAATAGCAGTATATTTCTCACCGGCTATAGATGTCCATGCATGTTGAGCACGTGCTGCTCCTGGTAGAGTTTTATTACTTATTGTAAGTTGATTCCAACCCCCTATTTTTTCAGGTAATCCATATCTAAATCTAACAAAATCACCATCAACCCATTGAGATTCGGCTCCTGAATCTGTGACCATTTTGTTAAAACCAGGCTTGAAATTTAATTTTTGTAGCATATAGTAGCTTATATATTAGTTATATAAATAATGAAAGACTTTAAATGATAAGTATATTAGACTCAAATAACAAATTATCTGAACAAAGAAATAGTATAAATGTAACATACCCTAGAACAGTTCAAATTATATTTGGAAACTATCCTTATCTAGAGGTTATTCATAATTTAATTATAGATATAAAAAATAATATAAGTAAAGATATGTCTGGTTATACCAACGTTAAAGGAGGAATGACAGAATGGCAATATTTTATTGATAAACCTATTTTTAATAATTTTATAAACCATGTTATAAATAAACATCAATTAAGTCACCCTAATATTTTTCAATATTTTTTTGAAAGATATTATATATCGGATGCCTGGGGTAATGAAATAAAACCAAATGACTATTTAAATTATCACGTACATCCTTGTTGGCATGGAATTCTGTATTTAACAGAAGGGTGTGATTTAATTTTACCTGAATTAAATATTAAAATAACACCTAAACCCGGAGATTATTATATGTTTCCCCCTGAAATAATGCATGGTTTTGATAAATATGAAGGCATAAAAAATAGATACTCTCTAATATTTAATACTAAAGCGGTAGATCAATTTGCATTACAAAAAAAAATGAGGATATTAAATGAAAGAAAAAAAAGCTAACATAAATAAATTCATAGGTATATATGATAACTACATTCTTCCCGAAGAATGTGATAAAGCTATTAAATTATTTGAAAATGAAAATAAATTTAATAATACTCTTAATAGAATAAATTTTGAAAGTGCACCTGTTTTAAATAAACAAGACCAACAATTTTTTGCAAGGCCAAATAATATTGATGTATGGTGGGAAGATATAAAATCGCTAATTGTAAATTTTGACTTGGCATTAAATCATTATTGTGTGCATACAGGAGCAATGAATTGTTATGATGGAGGACCTTTTCATTATACTAGTGTAAAAATTCAAAAAACTTTACCTACAGAAGGATACCATGTTTGGCATATTGAACATGGAAAAGGTTTTCATAATGAACCTAGAGCATTTGCTTATACAATTTATTTAAATGATGTAAAAAAGGGTGGAGAAACAGAATTTTTACATCAATCAATTAGAGTAAAACCTAAAAAAGGTAGAATTGTTATTTGGCCAGCTGCATTTCCATATTTACATAGAGGTAATCCACCTTTATCAGGTGAAAAATATATTTTAACCTCTTGGCTAATGTTACGATGATAAAAATTATAGACAATTTTTTTGAGAATAAAGACCTAAAAATAGTTCAAGATTTTGCTTTAACAAAAGCTTTTTATACCCCTAGATTTTTTGATAAAGCACCTAATAAAACAGATCAGCATAATTATGGTAATAGATGGTCATTTAATAATGAGCCAAAATTATTAAATATGTTTACAAAACAAGCAGAATCGAAATTTAAAATAAAAATTAAAGAATTATATTTTGATTCAGGTATTGATCAAAGAAGACTAACTGTTTTTAAACCACATACAGATAATCATAGTGTTTTAAATATATTAGTAATGATTAGTGGTCCTACCGCAGTAACAAACGGCACAGTGTTTTATAATAAAGATAATAATATATGTGATTTAGATATTCATGTAGGCTTTAGAGAAAATAGAGCTATTTTATTTCCCTCTGATAAAATGCATTCCCCACACGCTAATAAAGAATTCAATGTCACTAGATATAGTGCTACTTTATTTATAACAAATTATGAAGAATAAGAAGTAGGTCTAGCGCCTAATCTAGTAATTTTTTCAGCTTCAGTTTCGCCTTCAACATTATCAGCATCCCACTCACCTTGTAAGTAAGCTAAGTGAACTGAGTCCCATTTAGTAATAAAATCTTGAAAGTCACCTAAGTTTGCATCTTCCCAAGTAGAGTGCGGAGTTCCGTCTCTATATTCTACAGTATCGCTAGGTTCAAATGTTCCATATTGAATAGCCCAGATATTAGAAAATTTAGATTGAGACCAAAAAGCATCATCATTAATAGGATAACCTCTTCCAGCTACGTCACCAGTTTGTTTGATAATCAACTTATCTTCGAATACCACTGTCCATGTTGCGTTTGTTGCCATTTTTTCTCCTAAGTTTTAATTATGTAAATTACTGTTAAATAAGGTTGTAAAACTGAATTTGATGATCCAGTAAAAGTACTAGAACTATCTGCATTACCAGAACCAGAAAAGTTTGCACTCATATTGTGAGAGTGACCTTGACCGGAACCTGCGTTTCCTATAAAACTATTATTCGTTGAAAACCCATGTTGTGTATTATTTGCTTCAATTGCAAAATTTGGAGAAGGATTTCCTGCCATATCTACTTGAATTGAGTGACTATGAGAAGCAAGTTGTGCTGTAGATAAAGTTGCGTTAGCTGTTGAACCCGCAACGTTTCCTGTAACGTTAATGTTGGTGTTAGTTCCAACGTTACCAGAGTTAGCAACAGTGTTTGCTCCACCAGTTGATGCTAAAGCTTTATTATTAGATTTTCCAATTGGAACGTTGTCTTGTAAATCTGGTACGTTAAAAGTTGTTGAACCGTCTCCAGTTCCGTAAGTTGTTCCAATAATTGCAAATAAAGCTGAGTAAGTTGTTCTTGAAACTGCTGTACCATCACATTCTAAAAATCCAGATGGAACAGATGAGTCTGACCATGGAACAATTGTTGCTGTTGGAATACCTTCTATACCTGTAAGGTTTGCTCCATCAAAATCATATTTAGTTGCTTCGTAATTAGACATATTATTTCTCCGTGTAAGTCCATCCTGTTGTAGCGTCTCCTGAATATACTAATCCAAAACCTGCACCTTGTGTATTAACAGTAAGATCTGCTGCTGAGTTAGCTATATTAGAACCATTTCTACCAACAGTCAATGCGTTAGTATTAAAATCATAACCTTGGTCTACAAAATTTACTTGATCACCTGATACAGGTGAGGCTGGTAAAGTAATTGTAAATGCTCCACCGTTTGTATTTGCTAAAATTTGAGCTCCAGCTTGAACTGTTTCAGCTGCTGTTATTGCTCTCCATTTTCTAAGTTCACCTGCTTTTACAACATTAGTTCCATCAGAATATAATGTGTAAGTGTGACCTTCACATAAAAGTACACCTGTTCCAGATGTAGTTTTAAAAGTTAGAGTAAAACCTGCATGATTACATGCATCTTCAACAAGATAAGTTTTTTCAACTGAATCAGGAATAGTAACATTTACGTTTGCTTCAAGAGTTCCTGTTAATTTAATAACTTCATTTTTACCATTTGATAAAGCACCATTTGTAAAAGTTAAAGCTCTAGATGCGTTAGTTACGTTAAATGCATCATAGCCACCAATAGCTTGTTCAAGAATTAATAAGTTTGTATTTGTAATCTGTCCCCAAGTTCCTGAGTTTTCACCAGTTGCTTGTACAGTTAATTTTAAATTTGCTGATGTACTATTTGCCATATTTTAGATCCTTATAATTAATATATTTTATAAAATTTATGCAGCTGTGTCAACTTCTTTCCATGGTTGAATTGTTCCTGTATTTACTTCACTCCACATTATGTTTTTAACACTTCCTTGAGCTATTGTCATTTCAATTCCTGTTAATATAGCTAATGAATCTGGTGCTGTTGCAGTTCCTTCCTGCATGGTCATTGCTTGACCTGTTAAATCTACTAAAGTGTTAGCGTCTAAGACAGCTGTACCAAGAGCTGCTGTCATAGGTAAAGCTGTTGCAGTAACATTTGCATCTCCAGTAACTGTTGGAGCATTTTCTTGTATAGTCATTGCTTGACCAGTAACCGCAACATCAACATCAGCAAAAGCAAAAACAGTTCCTTCAGCTATTGATAACGATTCTCCTGTTACATCTCCAACTACGTCAGTGAAAGCTAAAGCCGTACCTTGGGTCATTGTCATTTCTTGACCAGTAATATCTACATCAGCACCTGCGGTAACCGTTCCAAGTCCTAGTGCGGCAGACATGCCAATACCAACAACGGAAGCATCTGGAGAAGGATCCACTGTTCCTTCTTCTGCAGTCATTGCTTCACCACTAACTGAAGCAAATGTATTTGCGTCTAAAACAGATGTTCCAAGATTAGATGTTAAAGCTTGACCTGTAATATCAACATTTGCGTTTGCAGTTGCAGTAACAGAACCTAAAGTAGAGGTTAGAGCTTGACCTGTTAATGTGCCAGTATTAGCGTCTGCTGTAACTGCAACACTACCCAATGACATAGGTAAAGGGAATGTTCCAGCAATTCCACCTGTTGTTGCCTCTACTTCAACAGGAATATTAAATGTAGCTGGACTTAATGTTGCAAAAGGTGCTTCACCAAAAGCTGTTAAGGTATCATTAGTAGGATTACTTGCTTGTAAAGTTAATTCAAAACCTGTTACATCAATCTCTTGATTTGATGATTGTGTAAGTGTTCCCTCTGCTGCTGTTAAAGCTTGACCGGTTGGATTAACAACAACTAATGAAGATCCATCTGCCGTTCCTGAAGTAGAAGTCAAAGCTTGACCTGTTACAGAAACATCTACATCTATATTAATAATACCTGAGTTTTCTTGAGCTGTTAACTCAATACCTAATGGATATACAATTACACTAGAATCCTCTGCACCGAAAGGTGTCTCTGAATATGCACTAACTCCTAGGGCCATGGATTAGGCTCCTGTTTTTTGTTCTTCTTTTTCTTCTTTAGGTAATTCTTGTCTTAGACAATTGGAATAATTTTCAAATAAACTTTTTAAATCATTTAATTCTAAATCAGTTTTTAATAGTAAATTTTTAACATTTACAACTTTTTGTAAATAAAATTGTCCTTTTAAAGATAATTCTTCACTATTATAATTTTTATTTTCAAAATCAAATTTCATGTTTAATATTATGCTCCTCCCCAACCACCTGTAACAAAACCAGAGTCATTATTAAAACCTGAAATATTAATATTTCCTTTTGTAAGTTTCTTTTCAGCTCCAACAGAATCTACTACAACAAAAAAATCACCATCAGTATTTGCTGTCGAAGTTGTTAATAAGTTTAAATCTATTCTAGCAATAGGAACTGTTCCACTTGCTAAATCTGATGCGTCTAAATTTGTTAAATTTGCACCACTGATTGCTGGTAATGTCGCTGGAAACCTTGCGTCAGGAACAGTCCCTGAACTTAGATTAGAAGCATTTAAAGCAGATCCATCAATAAATCCACTATCATTATTAAAACCAGAAATATTAATATTTCCTTTTGTAAGTTTTTTCTGTGCGTTAGCAGCATCTACTACTGCAAAAAAATCTCCATCTGCATCTGATGTAGATGTAGTTAGTTCTGAAAGATCAACATCAATTGTTGGAGTTGCTCCTTCTCCACTATTGTTTTGTAAATCAATTAAATTACCTGCTGTTAAAGACTCTACATAGTCTCCAGTAGTATCTGTTGTTAATGTAACTGTATTTAATTCTGCAATTGACCCTAATCCTAGTGTTGTTCTTTGTGCTGCAGCATCTGCATCATCTAGTAATGCTTTACCTGCAGTTGTTAAGTCATAAGTTCCTGCAGTGCCAGAACCTGTAAATTGAATACCTTTATCTGCTGCTGAAGTTAATCCTCCAATTGCAGCAAGATCTGCATCGAGTCTTGCATTAGCTACTGTTCCTGTTGCTAAGTTAGATGCATTTAAATTCGTTAACGCTGAACCATTTGCAGCAGGAAGTGTTGCTGGAAATCTTGCGTCTGGGACAGTTCCAGAAGATAAGTTATCTGCATTTAAAGCAGATCCATCAATGAATCCACTATCATTATTAAATCCTGATATATTAATATTGCCTTTTGTAAGTTTTTTCTGTGCGTTAGCAGCATCTACTACTGCAAAAAAATCTCCATCAGCGTCTGATGTAGATGTAGTTAGTTCTGAAAGATCAACATCTATTTGATCTGCTTGAACATCAATTAAGTTTCCGGCTCCAACGTTTAATGTAACATCTCCAGAAGATCCACCACCTGTTAAACCAGATCCTGCTGTAACTCCTGTAATATCTCCAGTAGTTGGAGTTTGATATTCTAAAGCCGTTCCACCAGAATTTACTGCAAGAACTTGGTTTGCAGTTCCAATAGCTGTTAAACCTGTACCACCTTTTGTTGTTGGAACGGTAGGTAATCTATCAGAAGCTAAAGTTCCTGAAGCTACGTTTGAAGCATTTAATGCTGTTAAGTTTACACCACTCGCAGCTGGAAGTGTTGCAGGAAACCTTGCATCAGGTACTGTACCTGAAGCTAAATCGTCTGCATCTAAGTTTGTTAAGTTTGCTCCACTAACTGCTGGAAGTGTTGCAGGAAACCTTGCATCAGGTACTGTACCTGAAGCTAAATTATCTGCATTTAAATTTGTTAAATTACTCCCATTGTTTGCAACAATGTTTCCACTTGAATCTAAGATAACTGATTTTGATGCAGGTAAAGTTACAAATACATTTTTTGTACCTGCTGAAAAATCTACTGCACTATCAGAATTTGATGATGAGATAATAGTAGTTCTAGCTAAAGTGCCAGCTCCTACTGTACCTAATCCAACTTCAAATTCACTATTTGTAGTGTTTACAATTGCATAATACGTTGTGTTCGTATTTCCAATTGCACTAGAAAAAGTTTCAAATCCTGTTACTGCTCCGTCAAGAGTAAGAGTACCCGTACCAGTAGTGGTAGAGGTTTCTTTAACTCTATCGTTTACGACTAACGCCATTTAATTCTCCTTAACCAGATATTCTTAATATAGCTGCTGCTGTAGTAAATGCCGGAAACTGTACTGTGAAAGTTCCTGATGTAGCTGTTTTATCTGCTCCAAAATCTAAAACTGCAACTGCTGCATTAGTAACTGCAGAAGATGTGTTGTAGATTAATGCACCTCTAGCTGTCAACGTTACACCTGTGAATGATAACTCTCCAAAGTCAACAATTGCAACACCTGATGCGATTGAAGTATTCTGACCTGTTAGAGCTCCACCACCCGCTGCGTAAGTACCACTGTTTGGAACTTCTTGTGAAGTTGTGTAAGAAGTAGTCGCTGAGTTTAGAGTTGCTGAAGAAGAATAAAGAGCTAGTTTAAATTTATCACCACCAGAAGCAAAATTTTGATCACCTTCTAGTAATTGTTTTTTAAACGCATTTGCGATTGCTTGTGTTATAGCCATAGTTTATCTCCTTATTTATTTTCCTCCGACTCGAGGAACACCTGATTGATATTCATCTCGTCTTCGTCTTCCCATTTGTTCAATTGAGAAGCCTTCTAATACTTGTTTATACTTTCCTTCGTATAATTGCAAGAGATCATTTGGCCCCTTTAAAAAAGAAAATGCTTCAACTAAGCATGCATACAATAGTCCGTTGGGAAAATACTTACTAATGTATGTTGTCGTATTTGTAGCAGATAAACCAGGGTCTTTCAAGATATAGTTTAACTGAATTTCATAAGTTGAGCTAGGTGTAGGAGCCAAAACAATAGTGTCTTTGTCCCACATACTATAATATTTAGGCTCTCCAGTAACACCTGTTGAATTATATTCGGACATAAAACTTGTGTCTCTATACTCTAAAAAATTTCTAGTTCCACCTGCTCCACCATCCACAATTTGTGCAGATCTAACCACCAATAAATCAGCAGGCACATCTATAAATCTTTGTGATGCAATTAAATTAGCTGTTGCATATCTTCTGTTATTGTCAGAATCTACATCTCTAAATATTCTAAATTCTGCATCGCTAATAATTCCATCTACAATAGTAGATGTTAAAACATTTGAATCTACTTCTGTGTAATCTCTAATTTTTTGTACTAATTCTGCGTATGTCATTATGGTGTTAATGTAACTGGACCTGCGGTCACAGTCATTCCTCCTGAGTTTCCTGTTAATGTTGCATTACTTCCGCAATCAAAACTATAACTGTTTGTATCTATAACTGTTATACTAAATCCTGAAGCATTTTCAAACACTGTATAAGCTAATCCACCTGGACTTCCATCTACATTTCTAAATACAACAGTGTTACCTGTAGATCTTCCATGACCAGGTTCTGTAACAGTTACAATACTTGAGCCTGAAGTAAAATTAAATGGGTTACCAGGTAATAAACTTTCCGTTGCAGGTTCAACTCTTGCAGGTCTTGCAAATTGTAAACCTTGTGGATCAGCAACAGTTGGTTTAGGTTCTAACTGTGGTTGCTTTGGTTCAAATTCAGAAACATGTACACGTGATCCATTCCATTCAACAACCATTTCTTTATATGGAAAAGCCATACCTGATCTGTCTGAAATAAATTGTGCATATTTTCCGTTTGATC